GAAGCTAAGTCGAGACCAAGGCTTTACAACCTTGTACGCGTACGTCCTACGTACCTCGCCCACGCTAGGCGAATATACGTCTCTTTTCCTTCCTCCATCCCGACCGTGTGACCACTGCCAAGCAGTAAAAGCCATCCGTTCGTCGGGATCTAAGGCTCTTCGTAAGCCTAGAATACCTTCACTTTTCTCCTGAGAAGGGGCAGATGGCAAAGGCGTATGACACCTATGCCACATCTCCCGGCCCCTGCTGAAAGCAGGATACGACTTAGGATGAAGTGAAAGTTGTGAAGGAAGGAAACCCCATTTCTTGCCGATTCGAGAATGGATGAAAGCATCCGTCCATTCACGGGAACCTCTAACTGCGCTAGCAATATGAAGCATCCCTTTAAAATCGGTTTGAAAACCACCTCTCCTTAAATGGCGTACCTCGCGCCATTTACCACCGCCGCTTAGAAAAGCAGTCGAGTTGACCTCGGCTACTACTTCGCTACGAATCGTCTTTTTGTCGTTAAGCTTCCATCCGGAAGGATAAGATTCAGCCGAAACGTAAGCATCTGAGCTTACCAAACAGTCGTCACCGTTTACTAAATAAGTGGCCTTATGGCCTCTCATCGCCCAACGGGCTGCAAGGTAAGACTGCAGACAAAGCAGCGGAAAGGAAAGGTAGGCTCCCATCATCTGTCCGTGGGTCACTTCGCCCTCGATCACGCCGTTCACCGTTACTAACGGCCTGAGGGATAAGTGAGCAAGCTCACGAATTCCGCCAGGAACGCGTTCACACTTACTAAGAAGTGACGCGAGGATGGCCTCTGTGGACTCGAGGGACAGATTATCAGTAGCACTGACGAGATCAATGCTAGTCTGATATCTGTACCTACAGACAGATGAAATCTTCTCTGACGTCGGCGGTCCGACAAGGCACCAAGATTGCTTGGAAAGATGCTTATAAAGCATCTTGTGCAAAGGAGCAAGGTAGTCAATGGCTTTATCATAAATGATAAGAGGCCTGA